CGCTAGGCCGGTACTCCCCGGCGTCACCGTGACCGCCGTGGTCCCGGTGTTGGTCCCCGTGGCCGTTCCGATTTCCCAGGTATACGCGACGCCAGCGGTCGCGATATTCGCGCCCGGCGGAGCGGAGTACCAGCGAACCTCGACGCTCGTGGGTGAGGTCGAAGTCCCGTTGTAGGTGACGCCGTAGATCTTGTTGCCGATCTGAGGACCGGCGAGCACGTACATCTCGACGCCCGAGAGCGAGTTCGTGACCTCGACGTAGCAAGACTCCCAATCGCTCGTGAACGGGCCGGTGTCGAACACCGGAACGCCCGTCTGATCCACTGGGTCGGAGTGCTTGACCGACCCGTAGATGTCCGTGAGCGTGGCCTCAACCGGCCACGAGAACAGTCCACGGTTGATGTTGCGAGCGAACGCATCGAGCGTCTTACCCGCGAGGTTCGCGATGCTCGCCGGAACCGCCACGCCCGACAGTGTCGGGCGGGTGTACGTCGGCATGGGCTGGTCGTAGTTGACGCCCTTGATGTACGTGCGGTCTGAACGCTCGAAATCGAGGTCGTCGTTCAAGCTGTAGGGGAGGCGCTCGAGCCAAGAGATGGCCCCGCTGTTCGCGTCTGGGAAGGCACCGGAGACGTTCGCCACCTGCACGCTCGTCGCCGAGATGTACGCGACAATGAGGAAGGTGCCATTGTTGCCCGCTGTGCCCGCACCCGAGACGGACATGAAGTGTCCGACCGAGTTCTGGCTCATGTTCGCGAGGCCCGTGAAGGTCACGAGCCCGCTCCCGAAAGCGCTGATCGTTGCGGTGTTGCCCGCGTTGTAGTTCTCCCACTCGAGCGAGCCTGAGTTCGCGTCGGGGAAGTACCCGTTCGAGTCCGTCACGATGACGTCGTTGGCGTCCGTGTACGTGTTGATCAGGAAGACGCCGTTATTACCGGCTTCTGCCGCACCCCGAATCGAGAGCAGCGAGCCGACGCTGCCCGCCGCCATGCCGGTCAGCCCGCCGATCGAGAGGTTCGGAGTGGTGAACGCGGTGATGGTCGCCGCCGCCCCACTGTTGAGAATGACGGGAGACCCTAGCCCACCCGTTTCATCGGTCAGCAGCCGGTCATTCGCTTGCCGTTCCGAGCCGGCAACGTCCAGAAGCTGATCGATGGCGTTGAAGCGCGAGAATTGACCAGCCATGGAATCTCCTTAGAACGATGCGACCTGGTAATCCGAGACGAGAGCAGATCTGCCAACAGGGGCAAAACTCAAAAGGTTTATCGTATTGAAACCCGTTCCCGGCCCCGCACCCTCCGAGCAGAAGAAATCTCCCTGACGCACATCTGCCACGGGAGCCTCGACGAGCCGACGCCCGTTGTGGAAAACGTCGATCGAAAGCCCATTCGCGTGCACGAATTTGTCTGGCGTCGTGAAGACCCGGTTGCGACCGTTGAGCTGGCCTACGAGGACGATGCCGGTCTTGCGTGCCGAGGCCGCGATGAGGGGGAGAATCCCCATCGCCTCGAAGTTGTCGTACCAGTGGTAGTTCGGGTTGTTCCCGAAGATGATCTCTCGAAGTCTCGAGAGAAAGAATACCTGGTAGTCCTCCTCAGTGACCGAGGAGGGAATCGCAAGTAGTATCTGACCGGGCGAGGCGTTGTCGCTGAGGTTGTCCGCCAACCGGACGCGCCGATCTCTGATGCGCGTGGGGCCGCCCATGAAACCTCACGTTACGTTGTGATGACGTAGTCGGCGAACAAGTGATCGTCGGAGAAAGGTGCCTCGTTCATCAGGATGGCGTTGAACCCCGTGCCGGGTCCGAGACTTTCGACCGGCACGTAGTCGTCGAGCAGCGCGAGCCGCATTCCGTTCAGGTACACGTCGATGCCGAAAAACGGCAGATTCTGTAGGTAGCCCTCGAGCCCCGGCGTCGTGAAGAAGTAGTTGCTCCCGCTCCTCGCCCCTACAAGCCCCTGGCCATTGCGGAACCGATTGGCCGCAATGAACGTTGCCTGGGCCTGTTGGAGCGAGAGGTAGTTGACGAGATACAAGAACCACCAGCCCTCCCCTGCTTACCTCGGGAATGCGAGCGTAAATGCCGCGGAGAAGTTGACTGCTCCACCGCCGCCGCGAACCCACAGGCTTCCCTGGGCGCCCCAGACTGACTGGTAGCCGGGGAAGCCGAGCTTGGGGCCGATCTCGTATTCGGGGCCACCCTGCTCGGTCGCGAGGTACAGGGTGTTGGCCGTGTCGTTGTTCGTGATCTGGAAGTTCTGCATGAGGAACGGGAGGTCGAGCTGCTGCGACGTTGCGCTCGAACCCTCACTCGGGGCATTCCCCTGAATGGTGACCTGGCCCATGCCCTTGTTGGCCGTGTCCGGCAAGAGCAGCGTGGTACCAGAGATCTGCGTCGACACACCAGCGCCCGGCGTTTCCCATAGCTGGAGCCAGAAGCTCTTGGTGTCGTCGATGCTGAACGTCGTCGGGTCGAACGTCATCCTGACGAAGCCGCTCGTATTCTGAAGCTCCGTCACGTTGCGCGGGATGTTCTGGTCGTAGTACCCGATGTTCGTGCAGTTGATGATCTGCGCGAAAGAACCGTCGAAGTTCTGCGCCCACTTGATCGTGTACGCAGTCGTGCCAGGCACAACGGGCGTCAGCAGATCGACGATATGGGGACGACGGCGAAAGCACGAGAATGTTCGGACGTTGCTCATGGGGTCGACCCTTCACGCCTGATGAGTGGGTTATACGAGGAGACGTCCTTCCCGTCCTTGCGGGCGCTCTCCTGGGCTTCCCGCCAGTTCTCTGTCTGCTGCCCCTCGTAGTTCGGGATGAGGGGCCTAGGAGCGATGTGCTCTCGCGTACGGCGAGCCATCTCGACCCGACGCTTGGCGCGGTAGGTGTTCTCCTTCATCGCCTTGCTCTGGAACCCGCCTGACTCCCCATCGGCGAGAACGAAACTCACATCGCCTGGGTTGAACATCAAAGCAACCTTGCCAAGACACGTCCCACACTCGAGAGTCTTCACACCCAACTTCACGCTCTCATAGTTCACGAAAGAGAGACGTAGAGGGGCGGTGGCTCCGCAGCTTTCACATTGCGTTGTGTATGTGGGCATCTGATTTCATCCTTTTCTTGGCTCTGGATTTGGCGACATACTCGCGGTTCTTGACTCTCCGCGCTCGTTCTTCGAGTGAGAGTGCCGCATCCAGATCAGCGAGCTTAGCAGCCTTGGCGGCTCTAGCTGCCTCCAGTGTTTTCGTGCCAGCTTTCGTGACCTTCTCTAGCCAAATATGGTTATCACCCCGCCTTCGTACACCCTCAGCGTGGGCCTTCTGCCATTCAGGATCTTCAACCAGTTGACACATCGCAGCCTGCCATTCGGGGTCATGAACTAGCGCGCGATTGCGTTCGGCTTGATCAGCCTTCCACTCTGGGTTCTCAGCCATTCGGCGATGAGATTCTGCGTGGACACGCTGGTACTGGGGGTCCGCGTGCATCGTCGCCATCGCCTCAGCCCGATGCTTCACGAACTCTGGGTCAGATTCCTTCCTCCGATTCGCCGCAGCGACAGACGCACGCCAGTCAGGGTTGGCGTACACTGCATCCATGCTAGCGGTATACTTCTGTCGGACTTCAGGGATGGTCAAATCCACGCCCTCACCGCCCGGCGTGAGGTTGTAGCCGTTCGGAACAAGACAACCTTGGGCGGCGATGTGGCGAATTTCGGCAGCCATCAGATCATCGTGCGTCCCCTCAACGGTCTCGATGATCTCCACGAGGAAACTAGAAGCCCCATGCTTGCGAATCGCTCTGTGGACAAGAAAGGAACTACCGCGTGAAGCCAGACTCACGTGTTGTGCCCACCGCTTCGTGACGAGCTGCTTCGTGCAACCAGTGTATTTCTTCCGGTTCACACGGTTCGTGACGAGGTAGATGTATCCAATCATGGCTTGGCCTCACCCTTGGCGAGAGGAACCTCCCACCGCTGGATGTGCCGCAGAACGGCAGCCACGTGCTTGCACACGAGGTTATCCCGCTCTGGATCTTTGATGTCAGGCGTAGAGGCAGTCCCCACCGGCTTTCCGTCGAGGTACTGCTCCTTCTTGGCGTGGTACTCGGGTCCGAGCCATCGCCAAGCAGGACAAGAACAAGATACACGAAGCTGCATCTTGGCGAGGCGGACGATGTTGCCCACACGCTTCGCCTTCAACCGAACGACCTTCCCGCCGTTGCCGCAATCCACGGCGAAAATCCAACGGAGATTGGGGGCATCCACACGCCTCACGTCCACGGAGCACTTCGTAGAGCGCTCCGTGATGGCGGGGTCGAGCCCATTCGTGAGGTTGTCGATCTTCGCCGCAAGCCGAATGCGGAGCTTCGGTTTGAGCACCGCCTCGTGTGCAAACCGAAGCAGGAAGAGCTGAGCAACCCAGTCCGCATCCGCATTGAAATGCGTGCTCGCGTACTGGTTGTGCTTCGGATCGTCCCGGTACGGGTAGTCCGTCACCGTCGGATCGTCGGGAGGACGGCCTCCTGGGCTACCGAAGTTGGGCTTGTACTCGTTGTCCCGACCGTCCCCGTTCGAGTCGTCCTTCGGACTCCCGCTCTGAGGCTTGGTGGTTTCGTCGGGAGTGTCCCTACGGTAGATCGACCCAGGCTCAGACTTATCGAACTCGCGGATGTCGCCTTCAGGCTTCGAAAATGTTTTCGTTCCCGGAATCTCATCATCAAGGGCCAACCCCTTGCCACCTGGATCACCAGAGGGAAGTTCCGCTGTTGCAGTAGAAGGACGGCCATACGCGGGCCGAAGAACCAGAGGGGTCATACAGCATGCCCCTCTTTCTTGGCAGCTCGATACCCACGTGCCTGCTCTCGCTTGTGAATCAGCCGCCGCAATTCATCGGGAGAGAGATGAGAATCCCGTTCCAATACTTTCGCGGCCATGACTGCACGGCCTTTGCTGATGTTCGCCTTGACGACGACTCTCCACTCAACATTGTGGATGTTCCTACTGAGCATTCTTCCGGCGTGCGCTTGTTGCCACTCCGTTCTGGTGGAACGTTGCCGCATGGCTTCAGCATGAGCCAACTGATATGCGGCATCATCCTGGCGTTCGCGTAGCATTTCTGCGTTGTTCGCCAGCCACTCGGGATCGGCTGCTCTACGCTGACAAGCCGCCGCGTTGATTCCCCGCCACTCAGGATCAGCCGCTCTGCGTCGTGCGGCATCAGCGGTGTTCCTCAACCATTCAGGATTAGCTGAACGCTTGCGTGCCCCCTCTACCATGCGTTCATACACGCCAGGTACTTGGTAATCGACCCCATCCCCACCCATCGTGAGGTTATACCCGTTCGGCGCGATGCTGTTATGAAAAGCAATTTGCCGAATCTCCGCAGCCATCAAGTCTGCGTGTGTACCTGAGACTTCCTCTAGTGTTTCGACTGTGAAACGTTCCGCTCCGTACTTACGAATCGCCGCGTGAAGCGCGAGAGGACTACCCTTCTTGGCGGAGCTGCGATGCCGCCACCACCTCTGTTTGAGGGTTACTTTCGAACAGCCGACGTACCTCTTCCCGTTCAGGAGGTTCGTGATGAGGTAGACGATGCCGATGAAAGAACCTTGCACGTTAGTCCCACCAGAGCCTGAGGGTTCCGTCGTCTTGCAGGTCCACCTCGTCGGCGTGGACTGACCGCTTCGCCATGTTCTCGATCGTCGAGAGCGATTCGGGGGCACCTTTGATGTAGATGCACACCGAATACTCTCGCGCGGGCTGCACCTCCACATCGAAGTGCGAGAGCCACGTTCCGACCTTCCCCGCGTGGAACCCGTTGTACTCGGGGCAGACCATCTTCATCTGCTGACCCCAATCAGCGGCCTTCATCCACTTGGTACTTCGCCACTGGAGAGAACGTATCCCCGCACCGACTTGGTCGAACCAGATCGGTTGGAGGACATCCCCGAGCTTGGCTGGCGAGACGAACTTCGGCGCGAGCTTCCCGATGAGTGTCGGAGACCAGGCGTCACAAAAGGCTTTGGCCAGTTCTAGGTCAACCGGAACCGCGCCGAGAACGCGACGATCATAAGTCATGCGGATCTCTCGCTTGCTCGTCTTCGGGCTTTCCATTCACGCTGGTAGGCACGCTCTGCCGCCCGCGCAGCCTGCACTTCCGGTGATAGATGAGAATCTCTCGCAACTGCCCTAGCAGAATGAGCGACACGGGCCAAAACAAGGCTCGTGACGTTCATCGCCTGCCAACAAGGGTCGACTGCCACCTTTTTCTGAGCAGCCGAGATGTTTTTGCGCCACTCCGGATTTGCCGAACGCTTCCGAGCACCCTCGGCATTTGCTTGCTGCCAAGCGGGGGTAGCAGCAACCGCCCGATTGATCTCTGCGCGACGTGCTCGCCATTCAGGATTTGAGACTACTTTCTGAATCCCTTTGGCGTGACGCTGACGTACCTCTTCATTCGACCAGTCGACGCCATCCCCACCAGGGGTAAGGTTGTACCCTTGGGGGGTCATGCAGCCCTGCTCAGAAATGTGCCGAATCTCAGCAGCCATCAGATCATCCCGCACGCCAACCACAGATTCGAGAACCCGCACCGAGAAGTTGGGGGCTCCGTATTTCCGTATTGCTCTGTGAATGAGCAACGGACTCCCTTTGATGGCTGCATTCACGTGTTGCGCCCACCTACGCTCGACAGTGACCTTCGTACATCCAACGTACTTCCGCCCGGTCACAAGGTTCGTGACGAGATAAATGTACCCTATGATCTGAAGCAACGAACTCATAGGTGAGAGCTACACCTCGGACGTTACTTGAGGTTGTCCTTGTTCTTGTCGTGCATCTCGTCGATGACCTTCGCCTCTTCGTCCGTGATCTTCGGGTTGGCCTTCTGGAAGTCCTCGCCCGCGCCAGCAAGCGGCTGCTGAAGGGCCTGTTGCTGCTGCTGACCCTGGCCCTGACCCTGCTGGCCTTCCTGCTGAGCGAGTTGCGGGAGGGCCACCTGGAGCGTGTCGCCCACGATGCGACGAAGGACGCTCGCGATCTGAACGCGGCTCGGGTGCTCCTGAGTCGTGATCGTCTTGGCGATGTTGCGGAACGCCGAGGACGCCTTCGTGCTGAGCGTCGCGGCGCGCTTGTCGCCCTTCTCGAGCTTGGCAACGAGCGTCATGACCGCCGCCATGGGGACGCGACCCTGCTTGTCGGTCAGGTCGGCGATCTTGTTGAGAAAGTAGGCGGCAGACTTGGCGTTCATGGACGTACCCTTTCTAGAGAGACGGACACCGTGACCTGTTGCTTCGGCGATTTCCTGCGACCACTCGAAGAGTTCCTCGGGGATGTCGTCCCCGACGTACAGCTTCAGAGCCTGACAAGCCTCCTCCGCCATTTGCGTGCAGTTGGCCTCCCCCGTCTTGGGGTCGACATAGTGCTGGAGGTGCTGACGCATCCACGTCTTGACCTTGCTCTTGTCGGGACCCGTCGCGCCCGCCACAGCCTGGTCGTCCGAGCGACGGTTCAGGTAGCGGAGGCGGGTTTCGTTGAGTGCTTGTTCCAGCTCGTCAGCTTTCTCGGGCCGGAGACCATTCTTGATCTCTTCAAAATCAAGGCGCGCGATCCCCAAAGCAGCAGCATTGAGCGCTTTGTCGAGCTTCAGGAGTGTGTCGGGGATGCCGTAGATCAAGTTGCCCGCGACCTCGAAGAAGTGATCCCTATGCTCGCTCTTCTCCACGAGGTCCGTGGCGTCCTTGATGTAGCGCTTTAGCTGCTCACACCGAAGACGTGCGTCCCCGACTTCCTCAACTATGTAGACGAGGACGCCCGACGTTTTTTGTGTTGTCAGACAGGCGTCAAGGGATGTCTTCACGTGGTCAAGGGGTGTCCTCACGTGGTAGTACCCTTACAAGAAGAACCTTACGAATCCCGCGCGAGACGCTTTTTTCGTCTTGCTCGCCACGCGCGTTCATACTCACGCCGCCGTGCGAGGCGCATCTGATCTTCCGGTGAAAGAAGAGCATCTCGTGCAAGTATCTTAATCCGCGATGCCTCGCGAGCCTTTACCAGATTAGGCTCATTTTTCTTCAACCACCCGGGATCGGTTGCAAGTTTCCGCATGGCCTCTGCGTGATTCTTCTGCCATTCGGGATCCTCGGCCCACTGATACAGGGCATCAGAAACGTTCTTCCGCCACACGGGATCAGCCGCCCTCCTCTTACCGGCCTCAACCTGATTGTTCTGCCATTCCGAACTCGCCGACCTTATCCGCATACTTCGTCCATGATTTTCGATCCATCCGGGATCGCTGGATCTCTTGAAAATCATCTCGGCGAATTGTTTCTGCCACTCAGGAGTCGAAGACCTCTTACGTGCAGCATCCCTCATACGTTTCCGTGTAGAGGGGGAGGGATTGGCACCCTCTCCACCGGGCGTGAGATTGTACCCTTTGGGAGCGAGACAGTCGTGAGCAGCGATCTGCCGAATCTCGGCAGCGATGAGATCTTCGCGACTCGTTGTGACGGTCTCGATGCAAGTCACTACGAAGTTCTCAACGCCGTGTTTTCGGATCGCTCTGTGAAGAGGGCACTGGCTACCCGTCCGAGCCGCACTCAGATGCTCGCCCCATCTCTTGGGGACTAGCCCGGTGAGCCCTACGTACTTCCTCCCGGTCACGAGATTCGTGACGAGGTAGATGTGCCCTAACACAGCTCGAGATTACACCACTCAGCCCCCGAACGCCTGCGGGAACTCGCGCATCAGGGTCGCCTTGAAGTCGTCGCTCTCGGCGGCGAAGATGGCGCGGATGACGTCCGCGCGGTCCTCGTAGTCCGCCTGAAGACGAGCGAGCTTCTTACGGGGATTGGCCGCGAAGTCGTAGTTGTCCGGGAAGTCGGGGCAGAGCTGGCGGGCGATCTTGAGCCGGACGTCGGCAGAACCGTCCTTCAGCATGACCGGCTGGTGGCTGGCCTCAGAACGCGGGCTCGTCTGCTCGCGGTTCGAGGGACCGTTCGTGTTCGTGATCTTGATGCCGTCGACGATCGTGTGGGAGACCTTGTTCACGGCCCCGAGGCCCGTTCCACCGTCCCACGTCTCCGTTCCGCCGCCTGTCGTGACCTTGGCCGTGATGCCCTCGGACGAAGACGTGTTCTTGGACTTGGCGATCGTCGAGAACACCGGGCGCTCGGCGTCCGTGTCCACGTCGACGTAGCGGCTCTTCAGCGCCTGCTTCTCGGCGATGTACGCATCGCGCTGGGCTGGCTCCATCCGCTCGAGCATTTCCTCCTCGGTCATGCCGCGGCCTGCCTCGATCGGCGCGGGGCTCTCAGCCTCGCGGATGCGGCTTCCAGCGGTTTCCGCCGTGATGGTCGTGCGCTGCTGCTTGGACTTCTCGCCGGCGGCGGTCTTGAGCTTGCGAACGGGCACGCCATCCTGAAGCTCGACGCTCGTACCCGGGCGAGCCTCGATGTGCTGCCCGTGCTGGTGGTTGCGATTGCGGTCCTGCGTCGCCTGACGGTGTGCCGAGACGTTCGACACCTCGCGCTCGTCGTTTTCGGTGACCGTCGTGGGGGCAAGAAGGGCTCGGTTGCCGCCCGTCATCGGGTTGCCACCCTGCGTCGGGTGCCGGACCTGGATGTTGGCCGCCACGGGGCGTTCAGCCGAGCGATCGTTCGGGTCGTAGTTCTCTGCAAGGGTTGCCCACCCAGCGCGAACAGCACCTCGGAACTGGGGGTGGGAGAATGTGGACCCCCCGAATTCGACCGTTGTACCGTCGAACCCAATGTCCGCGCCCTTGGGGACCGTCATCCCCGTGGAGCCGAGAGCGAACGTGCGAGCCGCGATGAAGTGCTGCTTCTGGCCCTGCTTGTATGCGATTTGATCTGCCATGTGGTCCTCCAGGGCCTCACCCCGAAAAAAGCGTAGAGGCCGCCGTTAACACAAAAGAATAAGTACAAAAGGCGGAGGTGTAGTTGATCAGCGGGTGGGTAGCGAAATAGTAGGGCCGGGTTCTCCATGAAGGAACGAGTCGGACACGGGGTTTTCGGGTGGAGCGGGACAGAGCGACGAACGGATCGTTACGGGGCTTTCGTCCTCGCCGCGACGGCCTACGCGAGTTCGGATCGCATCGCGAACCACCTCGACGTGAAGGCACTCCGACTTCTCAACGGCAAACGGGTTCACATCACGTGCAAAGTCGTCACGAACCGCGAGAGCGGGCATGCCGGGGACCTCGCTCTGAAGGTCTTCCCCACGACACCCGATGTCGGAGAAGTCGTTGACCTCGGCGTGGCACGCTTTGCCTGGAGGACGCTGGTTACGACAACATGACAGCGGTGGCCCTGGTGCCGAACGACGGACGCGACACGTTCTGGTTCGACCCCCGCAAGTTGTACCGGCTCCACGATCAGACGGTCGACGTGTTCATCGAAGAGACTACGGCGGACTTCACACCGGCCCCTGTCTTCGAATCGACTTCAGACCCGGTGAGCTTTGACGTCGGAGACGGGTACATCCAGACGAAGGGCACAAAAGACGGCGTGAGCTATCTCGCCCCGCCCAAGGTCGAAAAGATCGGCGATGGCCTGTTCACCATGAGCCACGAGCCACATGTCGCCGGGCGGCGACGGAAGCTGGAACGTCGATAATCCCGCCGCCTGAAGCACCGAAGGGGTGTATTCCTCACACGAGGGCCACGAATGAAACCACAGCACGTGAAAGTCGGCGGAACGTACCTGGCCTACTTCGGTAGGGAGGTGGCACGAGTTGTCGTGATGAAGGCGCTTCCCGGCTTCAACCGAGGGGCACCTCAGCACGTCTACTTCGAGGTCCGACGCGAGAACAAACAGGTACCACTCCACGCGCCGATCCACGCGGGCTCGCTGTACCGAGTTCCGAAGACGTGATCAGCGTGCGTGAAGAAAACGTTCGAGCACACGACGGGCAACCCTGACGTCGCCCGGCATCACGGTCTGAAGCCAGAACCGGACCCTCATGGACCGCCGCGGGGCCGTGGGCGACAAGCAGGCCGAGGGTCTCGCTGAAGGCTTCCTCGGGAGACTTGTTCGCGTATCCGGTGATGGGCGTCGTGGGGACCGTGATGTGGGTCTGACCGCCGTCGAGGAGCTTCTGGAACTCCTCCTTCTTCTCTAGCCCGTCCCGCCCGTAGGATGGATCGTGACCGATGGCCTGGATTTGAAGCGCAAGAATCGGGTCCTTGTCCCCGATAATCTTGGGCATCTCAAAAGCCCACGCATCCCCCGGCCACTTGGCGAGTAGCTCACGAATGTCAAGCTGCCCGTAGTCGCCGCGGACGGTCGCACGCCAGGCTTCCTGGGCCTCCGCGCTCAGGTAGCTGTGCCAAATGTGATGCCCCATCTCGTGAGCCATCACGTGGGCCACCCACTTCCACCCGCCCTCAGACCTGATGGAACTAGCGTAGAACGTGATGGTCCCGTTGTGGTGGTACTCCCCGCCCTTGTCGAGTGTCGTCGCGAACTCGACGATGACCGGGAGCTGCTTTTGGAGCAGGATGGGAGCCACGAGCGAGGCCCGCTGGCGGTAGTGGTGGAGGCCCTCTTTGAGAGCCGCGAGTTCTTCTTCGTGGTGCTCATCACCGGGCTCGAAGCCCTTCATAATGAGCTTGAACCCCTCAAGCTCCGTGGTCTCGATCGTGGGAACCTTGACGTTGATGCCTCGCTCCTCGCTCGACCTGTCCTCGCTCGACCTGTCCTCGCGGTAGTAGTCGAGGAACTCCTTCATGGTCTTCCAGAAGACCTGGGCCTTGCGCATCACGCGGGCCTTCCACTTCGGGTATTCGGCCTCGAAAGCCATGAAGCGGTTCTCTGCGCTGTAGTACTCGTCGGCGAACCCGATGGGCGGGCTCAGCTCAGTGGCGAAGCTCCACGCGGGCTCCCGCAGCTTCTTGTCGTAGTACTTCGCGTCCGACTCGCTCAGCCCTGGATGGCCGTACTTGAGATCCTTGTTCAGGAAGTTCTCGAAGAACAGGTTCTCGAAGTTCTGCCGGTAGACCCTAAACGCATCCCGCAAAGCGTGGGCCGTCTTGTAGTCCTTCACGCGCGGGAGGTTGCCCATGAGCGTCAAGAAGTCCTTGCGGAGCTTCTCGACCCACGCGAGGTCCAACCGAACCGACTCGGCTCTAAGGAACCGCTGGGCTACGCGGCGGGAGTTCACTTCCCGAGCATCCTCATGATCGGGCGGTACCAGTTGTGAAGGGCCTGCTCGACCTGCGCGACATACTCTTCCTGCATCATGCTCATCGGCTTGTACCGAACAAGCTGGTAGGGCATCTCCGCGATCTTGTCCTGCATCGCCTTCACGGTCTCGTTGAGGGCGGCCTCGATGTCACCGTCGCAGGCTTGCTTCAATTCCTCATTGAACGCCCGTTGGGCCTCGTGACCCACCGTCGCAGCAACCTTCCAACGAGGATCTCGTGCGGCGATCTTCATGTGCTCTCCGTCAGTGCCCAGAGTACGGGCCGGTCTGGTGGTCGGGCTTGCCGTCCCAAAGATGGGCGGACGAGTAGCTGGTGACCCGAACGTAGGGCTTGCCACTCGAGCCACTGGGACGCTTCAGAAGCGGCTCACCGATGAAGGAGTCGGGCACCGGCATGACGCGCTCGGATGACCCTCCCGAGTCTCCAACGACCTTCTTGCTGATCTCGCGGAGGACGACGTTCTTTCCGCGAACTTCGGTGACCTGGTAGTAGTCGATGTTCGTCTGATCGTAGCCCCACGAGCAGACCATGATGTCGCCCGGCTTGAGCCCGTGGACGAAGTTGTTCTTCTCCTCTTGGCGCTGCCGCTTGCTCTCGAGAACCTGCTTGCGGGCCTCGATGGTCTTGCGGATCTCCTCGATCCGGTTCGACTGCGTGCGGAACTGGATGTGCCAGAGGGGCTTCTGGGACTTGCCCGCAAAGGCGGCGGCGTAGAACCGCTTCAGGCCCTTGCCCTCGGGGTTTCGCGGGTCCTTGATCTCCCCGTCCCAGACGTAGATTTCGAGGTCCGTACCCTCGGGATGGAGCGGCTTCTCTTCGCGCGCCTCGGGCGGGAGGTAGTGCTCCCGAAGCATGTCGAAGCGTGCAGTCACCATGTCGACGTCATCATCGTCGAAATCGTGATCCCCGTTGTCCGCCGTGGAGAGGAATCGGGCGACGATCTTATGGGCGAGAGTGTCCATCACTGACCTCTGTCTACAAAAGCCTTAGGGACAAAAGCGAAACGCCGACCTGGTTGCCCAGGCCGGCGTTACCGTCATGAACCGCTCGAGATCAGAAGCGCGTGACGACGAGGCGGGTGAGGGCGCGAGGGTTGAAGGCGCCAATGCCCACATTTTCGAAACAGGAGAATCCGATGGTGCGGGCCTTCGGGTCGTCCGCGGAGAGCACCGTGAGTTCGGTGCGGACCGGGAAGCGTCCGAAGTTTTCCGGCTCGGCGCAGACGTAGACGAAGCCGACCGGCACGAGACGGCTCGTGATGATCTGCGCACCCCAGAGGACGGCCTGGAGGCCCGTCTTGAGGAGCGTCGCCTGCGACTCGATGTCGAGGATGTCGCGACCGAACTTGCGGATGTCCGCGTAGTCCGTCGCGTTCATGTAGATTCGCGCAACGCGCAAATCGTTTCGCTCGATCTCCGCGAAAGCATCCGCGAGGACGCTCGGCGAGATCGGGGCGACGACGGCGACGTCAGGGTTCGTCTGACCCGGGAGGGTGTCGAAGCCGCTGACCGCGATCGAGTCGAGGACTGCGAAGACGCGCTCGTCTTCCGCCGCCTGGATCTGCGCCTTCGCGAGATCCTGCGAACGCTCGATCAGGTCGAACCGGCGCTCCTTGATCTGGGTGAGCGGGATCTCCGGGTTCGAGGCGACCTCGAACAGCGGGAAGATCACGCGCCGCGGCTTCTGAATCGCGAGGATGTTCTCCCCCTCTTCGCCGACGACGAACGCCGTGACCTCGGGATCCTTGTCGTAGATGGGGAGGGCCCCATCCGGGAGCTGTTCCACGAGGAAGGTCTTGCGACCGACCGCCGTGTAGTCTCGACGCAGCCGGAGGGGCTGAATCATCGAGGCGGCGAGCTTCGCACGGCCAGCAGCCGTCTTGATGTACTCGCCGATGATCTGCTGCTTGACCGCGTTGTCTACTTGGTTCATGGCTTTTTCTTGGCTCCTTCTCGAGTGCGGCTCAGAGCCTGGTGTCGTACACGAGGAGCGAGCTGTTGGCGTCCGGGGCGACCTTGACCACGCCGAGCTTGGTCACGTTGTAGACGAGCGGAGAGACCTGGTACTCGTAGGCGTCGGTGAGGACGTTGGTCACGAGCCCGTTGGCGGACATCCAGAGGACGTCGCCGGGGTTGTACGTGATCGCCGTTCCGATGGCGGGGCCAGCGGAGAGGCCCTGGCTCTTGGTCTCGTAGATCGAGTTGGCGAGGCAAGCGCCCACGCCAGCCAGGTACGGACCGCGACCCGACGCGATGCCGGGAGTGTTCTCGAAGGCGTTCCCGATCGAGTCGTTGATCAGGCAGCCGAGTGGCTTCTGAGCAGCGCTGTAGGCCGAGCTGATGAGCGTCGGCCCTCCCTGGTAGCCGTTACCGAAATCGGGCCGCGTGACACAGTACGTGCCGCCGAGGACGCCGACCTTGGTAATGGTGGCGAGAGTGGTGGACTTGCCAGTGGGATTGGTGATGACCGGGGGGTTCGCCTGCGTGAACGCATCCGGCGTCAACTGACCCTGCGAGTTGCGGGTCACGACGTGAAGGATTTGCACACGACCGGACGTTTCGCGGAAATCACCCGAGCCCTGGCCGCCGATTGCGAAGGTCGTCATTTTTTGTCGAACTCCTTTAGGAGGCTCCGTGCGAGGGTGGTTTCAATTCTGATTTGATTTGGGCACCGGCCCCCTTGCGAGGGCCGATGAAACTCGTCAGCGCATGTTGAAGGCTTCGCGAACGTCCGGCGCACTCGGCCAGAGGCTCGTGAGCGAATCGACATCGCTGCCTGAACGACCGCCCGAGGGGGCGCCGCCGACCTTGGAGACACCGCCCGAGGGGCGCGTGCCCACCGTGCGAGTCGAGGCCGTGCGGGTCATGGCCTGCTTGGGAGCGCCGCCCTGCTGGATCGCCTGGGCCTGCGCGGCGTTCTCGGTCTCGTCGTTCGCGAAGAGGGTCTTGAGCACCTCGTCGTCGGTCGCCGAAAGGACGATCTCGCCCGTGTCCATCTGCGCGGGCTCCATCTCGATGTCGACCTCGCTCATCCCGCCAGCACCCTGGGGGCCCATGAGCATGTCGTCGAGGAGCTGGTCATCGGCCTGCATCTGAACTTGCTGCTGGCCACCGGCCTGCTGCTGACCCTGGCCTTGGCCCTGCTCCTGGATCTGGTTCTGTTGCTGGACCGGCGACTGCTGGCCCTGACCGGCCTGCTGTTGCTGCTGGCCCTGGCCTTGGCCCTGCTGGCCCTGATCGTCGGCACGCTTGGCGGACTTCTCCGTCTTCGCGCCGCCAGCCTGCGGGCCGTTGTACGGTCCGTAACCGGGCGGGTTGATCGCGGGACCCTTGTGCGAGTCGTAGTCCGCCGCCTGCACGCCCTGCTGCTGAACGGCCTGGCTGAGCATCTGCTCGAGGGCCTGCTCGTCCATCGCGGACTGTTGCTGCTGCTGGCCCTGACCCTGCTGCTGGCCTTCCTGCTGAGAGACCGGCTGGACCTGAGCCTGCTGTTGCTGCTGGCCCTGCTGGTCCTGACCCTCTTCCGCAGCGCGCTTGGCGGCAGCCTTCTGCTGCTGTTGCACCTGGTCCTGGACCATCTGTGCGATGGCCGCCTGAACGCCCTGCTGGTCACCCTGCTGGAACGCCTGCATGCACTGCTGGGCGGCCTGCTGGAACTTCGACGCCTGCTGCTGTTGCTGAGCGCCCTGCTGCTGTTGCTGCTGCTCGCCAGCGAACGTCGAGGGCCACGTCTCACCACCGGGGAACTCCTCCTGAGAGGCGAGCCGCGAGGCGGTGTTGATGAGGTCCGCGTTGGGCATGTACATCAGCGAGACGGCCTGCGACTCGACCGCTTCGGTATGAGCCGCCTCGTTCGCGAACTTGCGACCGCGGAGGATCATGCGGGCGACCGTCGTGCAGAGGTCGGCCTTCTTGATGAGCGTCTTCTCGTCCATCGCGGACGCCGAACGCTCAGCATGGTTGAAGGTCTCGGGACGGAAATCGGGAAGCCCGATCTCGTCTCGTTGGGTGGCCCCGCCGGCGTATTCACGGTCCCACGTGTTGGGCTCCGTGACGTCCTCGGCGAAGGTCGAGGGGTCGCCAGTCAGGTACTTGTCCGCCTTCGGCTGCTGCTGAAGGTGGTCCTGGTTCATGGCGTACGGGTCGGCTGTGCGGCTCATCGCCGCCGTTACTGACTCCCGGTTCCACGTAGTACGCTCGCGCATGGTCAGGTCACCTTTCCTCAACGAAAGAGGGGCTATAAAAGAAATCACGATCCCAAAGCGTAGAGTCGCCCTTTGACTAGGAGGGCTTGGCGCTCAGAATCCGTGAGAGTTCGACCTACGAACTGACGACAAGCCGTCAGGTAGGAATTCACATCTTGATCTTTCCCAAGTCCGCCGACTGCGAGAACGGCGCGGTAAATACGGGGTTCTCCCGCCATTGTTCGCTTCTTGGTAGCGAGATCAACAAGTCTTGAGAGTCCCAGAATCTCTCGTCCCGAGAACTTTCCGGACTCCTCAACTGCCTTCCAGCCCCCGTGGCGATAAATCACCATCCCGTAAAACATTTTCTTCGCAGCGCGTTCCCGAAGCACTGAAGTGGCCCCGGGAGTGTGGCGAAGGACGAGCTGGGCGATCCGCTGCCAGGTGGGGTGCTGGAGGGCCGACTTGATCAGGGACTCGTTGGACGCATTCTCGTCGGGAAGCTCGTGGTTCTCGAGTTCCCCCATCTGACCACGAGCCTTGGCGATGGCGCGCTCGCGAATGAGATCAGCCATCTCATCGACGGCCTTGCCCATCGGGTCGGCGTCCTTCTCAGGCTTCTTGGGCGAGGGCGGAGCCGGGGCCTTGTCCTCACCCTGACCCTGGCCTCCCTGATCCTGACCTTGCTCCTCGGCGTAGAGGCTTCGAGCCGCACGCTGCATGAGGTTCGCGTCGGGAATTCGGGCGGGTTCGCTGAAGGCGATCTGCATCTTCGCCCCGACTTGCCGAATCTCAGCGAGTTCCTCGGGCGAGAGCACGTTGCGAAGAACGGCGCCCGTGAATGCAGGGTTAGCGACCCAGCTCGCCTCGATGAACTTGACCGAGCCCGGCTCTTCCTTGATGTGCCCACAAAGCTCGGCGACCTTGCGCTTGCGACCAAGTTCGTCAACGAACTCGTTGCCCTTGAAGTACCGGATGTGGTTGCAAAGTTGGGTCTCGTCGTAGGCGACGTTCCCGCACTTGGTGCAGGTGGTGAACTCCACCTGGCAGTTCGAGACCCCGAACCCATGCACCTGATACGAGTGGTCCTCTTCGACCTCGATATCGTGGACGAGTCCTTCGTATACGAAGGACTCGATCGAGGTGATCGGGAAGATGACCTTGTCGTCGAGCGACCGGAGATGCCGATGCTTCTTACGGACCCCCTCACGGGGGGCCTTCGCAGTCACACCACCTAGAGTGGCCGAAGCCGACTGCGGGAAGTAGACGTTGAAGGCCGCGAGCTTGCCCGTCTCGTCGTGCCGAAGGGCCTGGCCATTCACGACCGCTTCAGCAATCGTTGCCGCCCGTCCACCGAACACGCAATCCACCCACACCGGGATGCCGCCTCGTACCGCCAGCATGTGAAGCTGGCACATGAGATCGTAAGAGGTAGTCGTGCCCACAGCGTGTCCACCACTGTGCTTGTGACCATCTCCGTTGAGCCAGGCCCCGAGCAGATGCGTCTGCGACCCGACCGACCACTGCATGGCCTCGGGGCTCAAACGCTTCTGATGGGAATATTCACCCCCGTGTTGCTTGAACCAGGCGGCGATCTCCTTACCCGAGACGTGAACTGTTGCCGTGTTCCGGTCTTCACGGTCCTGAACCCAAGGCGTGCAACCAGGGAACTCGTCGCAAAGGAGTCTGACAACCTCCTCGACGAAAGTACCCCTCTCCTCCGAAGAGAAGTTGAACTGCACCTCGGAGGGTACACCCTTGCTCTTAATGAAACTACCTTCGGCCAGGAAGTACCCGAGAAGACGGGCCTTGGCGGGTCCGGGATCATCGACCACATCGGCGTCGAGCTTGGGGAATACTACGTAATCCCCAACCCTCAGTTCGTCCGCACGAACCTTCTCGACCTTGAGGTTCTGGATCTCAGCGAGCTTTTCCTGACGAGCCTTGTATTCGTCGAGGGAGTAGCTGCCGTTCGGATTGAGGACTCGCTTGTCGTGCCCGTTCTTGAACCGCTTGGTCATCCGACGAACGGGATCGGCATCCTTCGTCGAAAGGGACTCCCCACACCCACACCCACAGACGGATGCCGGACGAAGGACGAAAAACGGGTGCGTGCCCGTGGCCTCGACGGCATCTGGCACACCCTTGACCTTGATCCGCCGCATCTGCCAGCGACCCCCACGGATCTGCTGGTTAAGTACTTCCCGAGCCCGCCCCTTGTGTGTCAGGACCATCGCCCCAGGACGGACCTCGTCGATGGGGAGGCGGGTACCGTCCGCCATCGTCACGGGGGTGCCTGGAAGGAAGCAACCCATCGAGAGAGTCTGAAGTGCCCCACTCGTGATCGCGCTGATGAGCGAACGGTGTCGGCGCTGCGTCGCCACCAGGATGTCGATGTAGATCGAG